GGCTTCAAACTTGGCTTCAAGTTCTTTGATTTGTGCGCTGAAATAAGATTCTTCCATTTCGGTTTTAGATTTCACGGTTTTCTTTGGTTTCATTCCCATTTCTTCCTTGATTTCTTCTTTCATGATATCGTTTTGGGCTTCAACTTCCTCAACGATTTCTTCCTCAACTTCGGCTTCTTTTTTAGCGATTTCAACGATTACACCATTTTCATCAACCTCAACGATGTTACCATCTTCCATGGCGAATTCACCTGCGGGTGCAGGGATTTTGCCATCTTCGGTTACGATAAACACGGCTTGGCCTACTTCAAAGGCATCCGCTTCAAAAATGGCTTGGCCATCTTCGGTTTTTACTTGTTCCAACGCAACGGCAACGGGTTCATTGATACCCAATTTTACCATGATGCGGTCCAAGATTGATTCTGCGTTCATACTCATAAAACTTTATTTTTTTAGATTGTTAGATTTTTGATATTCCAATAAAAGGTCTTTAACCTCGTCAAGTAATGATGGTTGTTTACTCATCTTCATTTTGTCTGCGAAATAACCTTCAATGCTGAATCCTTTGAACTTGCCATCCTTGGCATCATTCCACACATCATCGTTGGTGATTTTCAAACAACCCATCCATGTACCAATCGGATCGTTCATCCCGTAGATGGCCGATTTGTCCTTTTCCATGTCCTCCTTTATCCAAGTTTCAACCATGCAAACACCTTGAACCGCCAATTCGTGTTCAATAGTGGCGTTGCCTTGATTTCCCTTCATCAAAAACATCTGTGATGCTTTGCGTACGGTATCCTTGGAAAAGTAAATGTAAAATTCATCCATTGCCCCATCCACGATTTGTTTGCGGTATATGGGTTTGTCTGGAATCAATATCGGACCCATCAAAATGCGTTTTTCTGCATCTACCTTGGCAAACTTTACTTCATGGGATTTCAACGCAACAAAATTGGATTCAATGGCTGGGGCTTCCACGATGCTTATCGCATCAATGCCACTTGCCATTTGTTGTTCATCCAATATGAGTTCAACGATACGCATTACTTCAATTTACTATTTAATGCCTTGGCTTCTTTGTAAATTGCATTATAAGTGTTGATGTCTTTTCTTGCCATTTCCTCTGACCTTTGCGCATAACTTAAAATACCATTCACTTCATCAATCCAACTAATTTTTGGTAAAGGAACACCAAGTTCTTTGGCCATTGCTTGTGCTTTGGATTTTTCTGATTGGTATTCGCCTTCCAATACTTGTAATTTTTTCAGAAAATCCTGAAATTCAGATCCAATTGGATTATTTGACAACCCGTTAATTGCCCTTTCAATTTCTCGAACTGGTACAAACGCATTGTCCAAACTCGCTTCAACTTTTTTTGCCAATGCATAAACTTCATTGGCTTTTTTTACTAAATTATCACCCAATGCCAAATCAACCTTAACAGTTGACATTTCCACTTTGGAAACTTCTTGAACGGCACTTGATGCCATGAATTTTTCAAATGATGTTTTCATATTCTATATAACGATTTATCCTGGGAATGTTGCGTTTTGTTGGATTCTGCGGTCAAGGGCTTGTTGTGTACTCATGTCCGTTGCAACTGCATACGCCTTGATTGGCTTTTGGTTTTGTTGTGCCAATGACCTTGCTATTTGCGCTGACGGGTCGGCTGAACCACCCACAATTGAAACACTTGGTCCGCTTGGTGCGGATGATGATGTGTCCGTTGCACCTGGCACGGGCGTTGCCGTCATTTTACGAACATTCGCAAATCCCGCTGCGATGATGGCCGCTGCGTTGATGTATCCCAATGGTGTACCCGCACCCGCTGCCAATGCTTTTGTTGCACCCGCATAAGTGTCAATAATTGCACCCGCAACTGCCAATGTCTTTGCCGTGGCCGTTTCTTCACCAACTGCATTTCCCAACGCTGATAATGCGTTTGATGTGGCATCAAATATGGCCATCTTTGCATCAAACTCCTTTTGTGCCAAATCCTTTTTTGTGGCTTCTTCGGTTTTGGCAATATCGATTCGCTTGTTTGCCAATTGTTGTTCCAATTCGGTTGTGGATTGCCCCGCATCCTTTCGGGCTTGGATTTGGTTTTGTAACCTTTCCAATTCCAAATTGGTCAACGCATCTTGTAATTCTTTTTCGTTGGTCAAAGTTTGCGTCAACCTCAATTGTTCTTTTGCATATTGGTCATCAATAAACTTGGCTTCGTCCTCTGCGGATTTGTCCATGAACGACTTTAATTCTTCCGCTGCTTTTTTCTTATCATCCAACCTTTTCTTTTCAGCGTTTTCCGAAATCTCGGTTAACTTGATTTGGTTGGCTTCTTCCGCTTCTTGTGTTAACCTTGCTTTTTCCTTTGCCGTAAATTTGCCACGATTTATTTCCCGTTTGGCGTTATCCAAATCAAACTCCGCTTGTTTCTTTGCCCTTTCCTCTTCATCCTTGATTGAATTCAATATGTTATTTCTATCGGCTTCACGGATTTTATCTGATGCTTCACGCCTTGCGTCACCCCATTCTTTTCGCTTGGCATCTAATTCCTTTTGTCTTTCTATCTCCGCTTTTGCCATTTCGTTTTTGCGTTCTTCTTCTTCCCTATCAAGTTTTTTGGCTTCACGATTAAACAACCTTCGTTTGGCTGCCAATTCCGTTTCTGCGTTTTGCATTGCAACCGTGGCATCACTGATTGCCTTTTTGGTTTCCTCAGTTTCGCCGTTTAATTTTTGGTCAAGTTTGGCAGCATCTAACCTATCTTGTGCAAACTTCAATTCCTTGGATGCCAAATCGGTTTCACTTTTGCGCACTTGTTCCAATGCCTTTTGTCTGTCGGCCAATGATGCGTTTGAATCTGATAACAATTCACGGGCTTGTGCCAATTCCTTGTTACCTTTTGCACGGGCTTCATTCAATGCCAATTCCCTATCCTCTAATTCATCTTGCATTGAGGCAAGTTTACTTCCTTCCGATGCTGCCGAACCAAACAACCCCGCCACCAATTCCAAACCATTTGCCAATCCATCAACAAGCAATGTGGCAAACCCTGAAACGGCTTGGATGATTGGGTTCAATATAGCCCCGAAAATGGATGTAACACGGGCAAGGGCATCCATACCCGCTTCGCTCTTTGTTAGCGCAGCACGAAGCCCCGCAAAGATTCCCACAAGCGCAGCCAATATCGCCCCAAGTGGGTTGGCCACCAATATCATCATTGATTTGCCTAATCCCGTAAATGCGGATGCAGTTCGCCCTAATGAACCTGGCAATTCACCAAACTTATCACCCATGTCGGATAACTTGGATGTCAAACCCGATGCCGCTTGTTTGGCACTACTTGCAAACTTGCTAAACGAGGATCCCGCTTGGTCAACCTCGGTGGTGTCCACCTTTACTTTATAATCTAATTCTTCCGCCATGACTTAATTTTTCTTTTGTATTGTTTTGCAACTTGGGTTAATGTTTGGTTGTATTGGTTTTTCCCTTTGGCGATTTCCACCCTTTCGGATACCCCGTACCATTCTTGTGATTGTAAAAGTTGAATTATCTGTGTTATCATTTTTTAAGTACTAAAAAGTTTGCTTTTCGAATTACGATTGTATGGCTTCCACCCGTTACATTTTTCCAAACAAATGTCACTTCATCCGTAGGTGCTAAATCCAAAATGGTTTCCATGTTCACACTATGGTGGTTGGAATCGGTCAATCCATAAGCGGTGGTTTGGATTCCGTTAACTTGGATTTCAAACTCAATTTGTTTGTTTCCACTTTGACCAAATGCACACATGGCCGTGAACTTGTATTGCCCGCCATCGGTACACACATACTTTGCAAGTGGCATACTTGATGTGATGTTATCCACATACCCAATCGTTTCTGTCGTTTCCATTGGAATCGGATCCCATATCGTTGAATCTGTGGTTCTTGATGTGGCCGTGTTTCTGTACATCGTGATTTGATTGAACTGCAAAATGGATTGCACATTGTTCACTTGCTGAACCAAACTGAACACATTGTTTTGATTATAGTCAATGTCTTGGTTGGTGTCCAAATAATCTTGGCCGTTGAACTTGTATGAATTCATGATGCCCTTTGCAACCGAATAATTCTTCAAATAAGTTTCACCAAATGGTGTTGCAGTTGGGTTGGTAAAATCGGGCTTTTGTCCAGTGGTTGTGAACCTCATGATATCCACATCGGGATAAGTCACTAATTCCAAGTTTGCAACCTCCGTTAACATATCGTATTGGATGGATTGTATTTTGTAATAATTTGATGAAATGGCGATGGTGTCATTCAATTTAAGGTTCAACCATTCCCCCACGGGTAGTATTGCAGTCATTTTAACCACCCTTGATTGCGTTGAATACATGCGGGTAAGGTATTCCTTCCAATACATGTTATACATCGTGTTTACGGGCGCATCTCCGCGCAATGACAATTCCAATCCAAATGCGTTTGAATAACTTGTTTCAAATGTTGGGTACTCGGAATATGGTGTCATCAATGGCATAACGATTTGCACATTCCCGTTAAAATACCATGTGTCTGAAACTGATTGTTTACCCCCGTAGTAAAACAATGTGTAATCTTGTTGCACTGGCTTGGAATCTTGATCCATAAACACGGGAAGATTCAATTCGCTTTTGCGTACAATCTGACCGTTGGCGTTCACTTGGTTCATTGCTTGTGGGGCAATAATATGAAACGGGGTTTCAACGCTAAATTCATCCGTTGGATAATCAATTTCGGGTTCAACTTTGACGCTTCCATATTCCCTTTTGTTGATTTGCTTGTAATAAGCATTGGCCAAACAAGTTGATTCTTGATGCGTGAATGAAATGGTTTTTGGAATTGGGATTTTATCGTGTTGAATATCCTTTACATCCACATACTTTGTCCAATTTCGTGTTGTTCCAAGTGCCAACCAATCTTGAAGGTTGTGAATTTCAATTTCGGTTTCACTCACGGGTACTAATATGCAGTTAAAACCTTGTAAAATACCATTCACGAAGTCCTTGATGGGCTTTTGTGGCATTGCATCATCCATGTGTATCGTGTTTCCGTTAATGCCTTGTGGGGCTTTAAAACACTTGAATGTAATTGAGATGGTTGACCAGTTGCCCGTGGCACGATAACGCACCGAAACAACATCCCCACCATTCAATTGTTGGTTGAAACTGAATCCACGCGGACCGCTTGTGGCGGTAAATGTACCCGCTGCGGGGGCAAACAACTTCCTCCCATTCACAAAGAAAGCAATTTCCAAACTTTGCAATGGCACACCTGGGGCGGTTACGCTTAATGTGTCAATTGAGAATTGGTAAAACCCACCACGATTCACTGTGTAATCTCCCGTTGCGGGGTTGTAGTTCCCCGATGGGTTTGAAACAATGGATGGGAATATCAATTGGGTGTATGTCAATACCCCCGATGTTGCGGTAAATGATTGTGGTGAATTAAAGGCGTGTGATGTCCCTGGCAATGTATATTCGGGGTCGTACAAAGGACCTGCGGTTTGCATTGGTAACACATACAAATCATCCATCTCGGGGCGTGTCAAAAACGAACCACTCAATGTCAAATCAATTTGAGCAAACACAGTTGTGAGCATTGAGCGCAATCGAATCGCGGGGCGTAAATCATCAACTTCAACACCACGGCTTTGGTAGATGTTACCATTCACCCCCGTGAGTTTAGAATATCTCCAACCTTGGTTGTAATCTGCAATCGGCCACAATATGTCACCGCTTACCAATGATTGATCCCACGAAGAAAGGATGTTGGCGTAATTGGCCACATGGTCGTAATCACTCCAATCCACTTCGTTCATCAAGGTTTCACCCCATTTGTCTAAAACCTTTTTGGTAGTGCCATAAAAAATAATGTTGTAAAGTTGTGGTAATCCATCCTTGAACTTGCAACCAATCAACTCAACACGCCCTTCAAACACGGGCAAACCATGAATGAAGATTGTGCCATCCTTTCCCAAATTGGGATTCCATCCAGTTATCACCATGTTTTCATCAAACCAGTTGGCAAAGATGGCGTTGTTTGTTTCTGATGCGGGGATTTGGAAATCCTTGGTGTAATCTGTCCACACTGTGGAAAGGTTCATCAAGTCCTTCAACTGCCTTGTAAGCGGAATGGATTCATCGTTGAATAGGTCAACGGGTGTTCCGTCAATTTGTAAACTAAACCTTATCATCGTACCATTTTATTAATCTTCGGTTGGTTGTACTCCAATTGGATCGTGTACAAAATCAACTTTTCGTTCACCCTTGTTTTGCGTTCAAATGCGGTGTCCATCACCCGTGCGGACAATACTGCGCTACCATCCAACATCAGAATGTTGGTGGAATAAAACATTTGTTCAACCACCTCAACATCGTTTTCACTTATCCAATCCGTGTTCACTGTCATGGTTTCAACTGAATTGGTTAAATAAGGCGTGGTAATTCCCACTCCGTATGTCCATGCTTCGGCCATGTCCGTCTGTTTGAAGATTGGTTGTTCGTATCTTTCTTTGGTGACTGCAAAAGTGGATTTGTAAACACCATTGAAAAGGAACGAATCATAAACCCCGTATTTGTTTAGGAATAAAACATCTTGTTGCCCGTACTTATTCTCGCACACAAAATCCACGGGAATCACAATGTCATCACCCGCCTTTACAAAAGTGATGTTGATGTCTGCACCCCATGTGCCACCCGCGGTGATTAGTTGCTTTAATTCAATGCCTTGAATGAGTTGATCCGAACCAGTCACCGTGTTTGGGGTTATGGTTGCGCTTCCACACACGATTGATGTAATCACACTTGCATCATACCACAGATACGCACTTGGTGTTGCCGTGGTCAATGTAACCTTTGATTTATCCGTGAATACATATTTGGTTGGATAACCTTGGTTGAATCCTTCCGCAGTGTAAGCGTATCCCGCAGATGCTAAACCGACATTGCTTGTCACATAACTTGTGAATGTTAGTGTTGCACCAACATAGTATGCGCCCCGTACCTTTACGGCAAATCGCTTCGCACCGCTTCCGATG